GAAAATAATACCAATAAGAAAAGAGAATGCTATCAAAACTTTTGGTACACTAGGTGCATTAAGTGAACGTAGTATACTAAGAGAGACAGCACATAAATATAATACAGATGTTAAAGTAAAAGGTAGTATGAATACACACCATATCTATAAATACTTTGATGAAGGTGGTAACAACATAGCTAATAAGGTACGTGACGTAGCCACTAAAGATATGTGGTCTGAGGGTAGCCTGACTGATGCAGGATTGTTTGGTCAGAATATCTTTGCACCTAAAGGAAAGTACATTACTATTACTGAAGGTGAAGTAGATGCTATGTCTGCATACGAATTGCTAGG